TGATACGGCGACCACCGAGATCTACACTCTTTCCCTACACGACGCTCTTCCGATCTAGAGAAAAAAGACACCATCAAAAGCGCCGGGCTTGAAATCGTACCTCTCGCACAGGCTCAGACCTTAAAAGCGAATTACGTGGCAGCCTTAAAAAAAATTGAACTCAAAGAAAAGCAAGGCGAATACCTGTTGAAATCCGATGTCGAAAAAGATGCCTTCGATATGGCCAGAATAATACGTGATGCAGTTTTAAACATTCCCGATCGGATAAGCGCAGAGCTTGCCAGCATAAAAGATATTCATGTTATATCGGAAAAATTAACGTCTGAATTAACCACATGTCTTGAGGAGTTGACACAATGAGTGATTTAAAAATAAATTATATGCCAACAATGGACTTGATACCTTATGCCAACAATTCAAAAATTCATGATAAATCAAATATAGAAAAGATAGCAAGATCAATAACTGAATTTGGATTTAACAATCCTGTTCTTATGGACGGGGAACGGGGTATTATTGCAGGCCATGGTCGAGTTTTGGCAGCAATACATCTTAGTATGGACAAAGTTCCAACTATTGAATTGTCTCATTTGTCAGACGTACAGAAAAAAGCTTATATCCTTGCTGACAATAAGCTGGCAGAGGGTTCGGTCTGGGATAAATCAATTTTAGATTTAGAAATAAATGATTTAATAGGCGCTAATTTTGAGATTGATATAGCGGGGTTCGATTTGGATGAATATGAATCTGGCTTAAGTTTTGATGGCGATGGCGATGGCGATGGCGATGGCGATGGCGATAAAATAAAATTATGTTGCCCAAAATGTGGGTGCAAGTTTGAGGTGGATAAATGAAAATAGCGGCTTTGGTTTTAACTGGCGGAAAGATTAGACCTAACACCTCAAGGAAAAGCTACGACTCTTATGGTTTTGTGGGGCTTGAAATAGTCCTTGATGTTTTGAGGGAAGCTGGGCACAAGATATATTATTGCACGGCACAGAATATAAAAGATTATGATTTTGTTTTATGGTCAATAACGGCACCTGAAGATGTAGTAACTTTTTTGAGGATAGTGAAAAGTGGATATCTAAAAAAAGGATCTTCAAAGATAATTATTGGAGGGTCTGGATGTATAAATATATGCTCAATTTATGATTATATAGATATTGCTGTTTTTGGAAGGGGAGAGGAATTAATAGAAAAAGCAATTGATTTAAAAACAGATAATTCTATATGGTACAAAGATAAAGACCCTAAGATTGAAAATCAATACAAAATCAAACAACCATCAAAATTATATGACATTGAAGGTGGCAGTTGTGGCTGTAAAAATAAAGGTTACTTTTGCCAGTACACTTGGGTCCGTAAATTAATTGGGGATAATTACAACCCCACCAAATCGGGTCGAGTTGTAAATGAGGAAAATTTTAAAGATTTGTTGATCGATTCTCCTGGAAGATACACAACAGCATGGGACGGATTGAGTTATAAATCAAGAAAGAAGGTTAATAAGGGGTTTGTCACTGACGACTTAATAATTGAAAAGTTATCGAATATCATAAGTAAAAACTATAAAAAAGCCGTGATGTTAAAGATATTTGGAATAGTTGGTTACCCATGGGAAACATTGCGAGGCGTTAGGGGTGATGCCGACCATATGGGGGAAATGCTAAAACCATGCAACGATGCAGGGGGTGGTAGGCTTATGGGTGCAATACATCTGACCCCCTTTTCCCCAGAGCCGTTAACACCAATGGAACATTGTCCTGCTAATATGGACATTAATTGGAGGAGGTCTTTTTATGGCAAGTCATACCCATTGATAAATTTAGACAATATCAATATTTTCATTGGGCCATATACGACCACAGAGCCAACACTGGCAAGACGTGTAATGATAAACAGATGCAAACTAAGCGAAAAGGATAAAGTTTATAAAATATTAACCTCAAAGATAGATGGTATCAAGGGCACTGAGATTAAAAAGAAGGTTAACGCATATCTAAAAAGAGATATTTTTGGGTGGCAAGAGACAGGAAGCATTGTTGAATATCTTAGTTCTTATTCCAATACTGCCAAAATAGGAAATAGGTTTTTCAGCTAATGATTTTTTTACTAAGGAAGGATTTATCATCATTAAGGAAATATATCAAAACAGCTTCTATTAGAGAGGCTACTTTCATATCAATGATATTATTATCCATTAAGGAAAAAAAACCTGTTGGAATATTAAAACAGCTTGTAAGAGATAATAAGATATCAAAGTTTATATCCAACAAAGATAAGTGCTCTGTTAAAAAACTGCATGAAATTAAATACTTTTTAACGGAAAGCATTGAATCTAAAAAAGCAATTGACGTAATAATACATTTATATTTTATAGGTTTACTCCTGGCAGGCAAGGAAGATACTTTAGAGTGGGGCGAAAATGAAAAACAACAAACACTGCCCATAAGTAATTATGATAATTCATACAAAAAAGCTTTGCAAAAAGGTTTAAAACCAGACCCATATATAAATTATGTGGATTGGGCTAATGAGCATTTTCGGTTAACAAAAGAATCCAGCGTAGAACCCGGGAAATACAGGACAAGCAGGACCCCATGGGTAGAAGAAATCCTCCTTGAGCTTTCCCCACAAAGCCCAACCCAGGAAATTTGCGTGATAAAACCCACACAGATGGCGTTTACCACTATTGCCAATGTTTTCTTGTGTGGGATTGCCCACAGATACCCAGGCCCGGCCATGTTCGTACAGCCCACAGACGATATGGTGAAAAAGCATTCAAAGAAAAAACTTGCTCCCACAATTAGGTCCATCCCAGCCCTGAAAGGAATAATAAAATCGGTAAAATCTCGCGATGCAGGCAACACACTTTTGTTAAAAGAATTCCCTGGTGGGTCTTGGACACTAACCGGATCAAACTCCCCTGTTTCTGCCAGATCTGATTCAATAAGGTATTTAATTTTGGATGATTATGATGGATTTACTCAGGATGCCGGAGGGGAGGGTTCCCCAGGCGATCTGTTTAAAAAAAGAACTGACGCCTTCGGTGGAAAGAAAAAGAGTTACACAAACTCAACCCCTACCACAAAGGGCGCATCTAACATTGATGAGGAATTTGACGAATCCAGTCAAGGACATTACAATGTGCCGTGCCCGCATTGTAAGGTGATGCAGTTTCTTGAGTTCGGTGGATCTGATGCTCCGCACGGTATAAAATTCACCAGGGACGATGATAATCAGGTGATTGACGTTTGGTATGTTTGTATCGGTTGTGGAAAAAGGATAGATGAATACGAAAAGACTCAGATGTTGATTAAGGGGGAATATATCCATAAATTTCCAGACCGGAAAAAAAGAGGGTTTAAGATTAATTCCCTTTATTCACCATTAGGGTGGGTTCCATGGGTTCAGGTCGTGGAGGAATTTTTAAAAGCAGCCAAATCATTAAAACGCGGTGATTCCAGAAAGATGAAGGTTTGGACCAATACCAGAATGGCGGAATCATTTGAAGAGGATGGTGACCGTCCAGAGTGGGATAAGTTGCAAACAAGAGCAGAGCCCTATAAAATCCTGACTATCCCTGGAGGCGGATTATTGTTGACGGCTGGCGTTGATACCCACGACAATCGGCTTGATGTAAAAGTTAAGGCGTGGGGGCCTGGCGAGGAATCATGGTTAATATTTTGGTGTAGTTTGTATGGTGATCCTGACCAGCAAGAAGTATGGAAACAGCTTGACGAAATTTTATACAGAACTTATCCTCATTCGTCTGGCGTGGAATTGCCAATAGTAACACTTGCAATAGATTCAGGTGGGCACAAAACTCAGGCTGTTTATAAATACACAAGACAGAGATCGCCCAAAGTTATAGCCTGCAAGGGCTCAAGCAGCAGGGGTAAGCCAATTGTAGGAACCCCAACAAAGCAAGACATTGACATTGAGGGGAAAAAAATAAAAGCCGGTGTGGACCTCTGGCCAGTTGGTACAGATGTTGCTAAAACAACTATTTACAATCGTTTAAAACTTCCAGAACCAGGCCCTGGATATTGTCATTTCCCGATAGGCATTGATGACGAATACTACCGGCAGTTAACAGCAGAGAAACTTGTTTTAAGGTATGTTAAAGGTTTTCCCGTTTATGAGTGGGTTAACATGAGAACAGACAATCACGCGCTTGATTGCGAGGTGTTGTGTCTTGTGGCAGCACACCGGGCAGGAATCCAGACAATAAACTGGAAAAGCTTGGCTGCCCTACTTAAAGCACCTGATCCTGTAATTCCTGATGATGCACCACCGCCGCCAAAAGCGAGACCAGCCCCACAAAAACGGAAGAGTAAAAAAGGAACTCATTCCAGTGGTGGGTATCAACGGCCAGAGTGGATGAACAGATAATACTTGACAAATAGGGCCAATATGTGTGATATGGGATACTATGGCACTGAAAACGACACTTGAAAAACTAACAGAGGTCCAGGCGGCCATCACAAAGACACTGGCCGGCCAGTCCGGAACGTGGGACGGTAAACAACTGACCATGGCCGATCTGTCAACCCTGCGGGCGTATGAATCCGAATTGCTCAAGGATTACGCTGTAGAGCAAGGCACCGGTGGAATATCCAGAAACAGGGGTCGTATCTTACGTGGCTAATTTTTTCAAAAATATTGTCAAAGCTATTAAACCATGGGGGAGATTTCAGCGAAGGGATGCCGCAAGCCGTACCGGATCAATGAGCAACTGGCAGCCCAGGACAACCCAAGGCGATACCCTAAAAGATATGGAGCGGGACGAAATTGTAAACCGCTCTGTAAACCTTGTTCATGACGATCCAAACGCAGCAGGGATAATTGATACATTCGCCACCACGATCACAGGGGCAGGGCTCCGGCCATTGCCTGCGCTGAACCCTGAATCTTTAGGGATAACCCCAGAGCAGGCCAGGGCGATTGAGTCAGAGCAAAAAGCAATTTACAAAGAGTGGAGTCCCCACGCTGATGCGGGCCAAAGGATGACAGATGGGGAGATACAACACCTAAAAACCCGCAATTTGTTTGAATATGGGGAGTCTTTAGAAATAATTTATATGATTGATGACCCATTTAAGTCGTTTGCGATGGCGTCCCTGGTCATAAATCCCACCAGGCTTAAAACCCCGTCTAATTTAACAGGCGATGATACTGTAAAACACGGCATTAAATTGGGTAAATATGGTGAGCCTATTGGATATTGGATACAAAAGGCCGGGGGATTTGCTACAGATTCAAGCAATTTTGTGTATATTCCTGCTAAAAAAGGCCATAGATGGCAGGTTTTGCACGATTTCATCGTGAAAGACCCAGAGCAAATGCGCGGGGACCCCATACTGTCCACAGGGATGCGGTTTTTCCGTGACTTCTCTGACTTATTGGGGGCGGAGCTGACCAGTAATGTGGTTACTGCTGCTCTTGCATATTTTATAAAAACTGACTCTGACTCTGCATTGACTGCTGAAAACCTACTCGATCAAGATCAAGTGGTGGATGATAGATATCAATCAGTAGCCCCCGGGGAAATACTTTACGGAAATAAGGGCGATGAAATGGACATGCTGGACGCAACCCGCCCTGGAACAACTTTCGATCCATTTACAAAAATTATTAAAAAAGCTATTGCCCAAGGAACAGGCGTGCCGTTTAATATTGCTTTTAAAGAGCTGGACGGAGTAACGTTTGCTGGATTTAGGGCCGCAATGCTTGAAGCCTGGCGGGTTTTTTCCTACCACAGGACCAGAATAGGGAATAGGGATCTTCAAAAAAAATATACAATGCTTATGGAAGAGGCTTGGTCACGGGGCCGGTTGTCCGTTGGGTCTGATTTCCTTGAAAAAATGCACCTATACACGGCTGCTGAATGGTTTGGGGCACCAAAGGGTGATATCGAGCCTTTTAAGGCAGCCCAAGCGGACATCCTCAAAGTAAATAACAATATCAAAACGCTGGAACGGTCACAGATCGAGGACGGCGGGGTAGGATTTACTGAAATAACGGACCAGAGGGCTGAAGAGAATCAGATCCTTGAAACCAAGGGACTGCCGGTCCCGGGTGCCGTAATAGAACCAGAATCCGACAGTCAGGGGGATAATACTGATGACGATTAATAATAATTTGTGGTTGATTGAGCCAGAGCGTTATCTTGCCAGGGCTGACAGTTATGCTGCCTTCAGTTCGGATAAGGAGTTCCTGAGAGAATCAGCAGGTTTTCAGTGAGGAGGCCCAACGTGCCAGGTAGGCACCGACGGAACGGAACGGCCATTTGAATTGCGTAACGGCGTGGCAATCATAGATTTTGCAGGGCCCATAACTAATGAGTCAAGCTTTTTTTCTTTTCTTTTTGGTGAGGCTGTTTTGCCGGTAATTATTGAGCAAATGCAGGCAGCTGACGCAGATTCGGAAGTTGACGCAATTGTTTTAAGAATTGATAGTCCGGGTGGACCCCCTGCTGGCCTTGAAGAATTCAATGCTGCCGTCGGTGGTCTAAGTAAACCCATAATTGGTTTTTCTGATGGTATGATTGCAAGCGGTGCCATGTGGGTTGCATCAAGCCTTGACGGTATTGTAGTTACACAGACAGCACCTGTTGGTAGTATAGGTGTGATAGCAGTAGTCCTTGAGTTTTCAAAAATGATGAAAGACGACGGGGTGACAGCCACCCTCATACGCTCAGGAAAACTAAAAGCCATAGGCGGAAGATTTGAGCCACTCACAGAGGAGGCCGAGGCCACAATACAGGCAGAGGTTGACCACCTGCATGGAGTTTTTGTGAACACGGTGGCAGGCGGTCTGGACATGTCAGTCGAGGATGTTTCAGCCTTGGCAGACGGTAGATTATTTATAGGACAGCAAGCGGTAGACGTGGGCCTTGTAGATCGCATAGGCCTGCTTAATGATGCCATCGATATGGCGTTAAATATTAACACTGGAGGTACGACAATGGGCGCTAAGATTACGAGCGTTGCGGAGTTAAAAACAGAGTACCCAGAATATTGCGCGGAGCTTGAGAAAAAAGCGCAGGCGGCTGTTGATGTGCCTGACGTGTCCGCAGCAGTATCGGCAGAAACGGAAAGGGTAACAGCCCTTGCATCTGCCCATCTGGGAGAAGATGAAGGTAATAAATTCGAGGCCATGGTTGCCAGTGGAGTTACAGTTGACCAGTACGCCAGCATGAAAGCGGCGATGCCGCAGACCACTGACACTCCAGACCAGGCCGCGCTTGAGGCGGAAGCCCAGGAAAAACATCTTGCGGCTCTTTTGGCATCGAACCCATATGTCCCCGGTCAGCAGGACACAAACGACGACGGCCCCAAGGATTTCATGGCCGCAGTTGACCTGGTAGCAAAACGGGACAAAATAGGGAAAGCAGCAGCCGTAACACTGGCCGCCAAAGAATTTCCTAAACTGGCTGATAAACAGAGCCAGCACACAAAAGGGGGTGCGTAATGAGTGAGACTAAATCAGCCATAACACTGACAGCCACTGCCGCAATTGCTGCGAAAAGGCTCGTTAAATTGGCCAGCGGGGCCGCAGTGGTCAGCACCGCCACGGGTACAGACCTTCCCATCGGTGTGAATGACTATGCAGTGGCCGCAGCTGGGACAGCCAGCGTCAAGCTTCTTAATGCCGGTCAATCCTTTGAGATTACAGCCAGCGGCGCCATTTCCGTTGACGACCTTGTTTACGGCGCTGCTGCGGGTAAGATAACAGCCACCACGGGTGGGCCTGCGATAGGTATCGCCCTTGAGGCGGCCACAGCGGACGGTGATATTATTGAGATACTGCCGTTGCCAGGGTTAAATATCCCTGCTGCTGTTACGGCCCTTACCACAGCGACCCCGGTCATTGTTCCTGGGTCGGTTAATACCATTAATTCCAATGCAGCGGCTGTTGATGCTACATTGGCAGACGACACAGTGATCGGAAGGCAGACCAAGATTGTTATGATCGATGCCTCCAACAGTTCCACGGTGACAATTGCAAGCCACCAGACAAGTGACCCAGAGGTCGCAACGTTCGACGCGGTGGATGAGTACCTGGTTCTCGAATGGTCAGGTAATGAATATATAACTATTTTTGCAACGGCAACGTTCGTTTAGGAGGTGACAAATGGGTTTTTCCCCTACAAGTGACACAGCCCTGAGCCGCCCCGATCTTGGGCTATTGGCTTGGGAATTCAGAGAGACAGCACCTGATATGGGGTTCATAGGAAACTTGGTTTTTCCGACGTTCTCCGTGACTTCTGATTCAATGTCTTATCCAGTTTTACCCGCCGAGGTTATGCTCGGTCTTTACAATGTTGACAGGGCCATGCGGTCAAAATACAATCGTTCCGACTGGGAA